ACTGAGCGGTAATAGTTCAACAAGAGGCCATTTGAGGCCGCTAAAAGGGCCATGTAAGGCCGCTAACACCAGTAATCAACGGAAGTAAACGGAGGACAGCCATGAAAGCACCACAACTTGTTTTGCGTTGTTACGCCGAAAATAAAGACGATCAATGGCAGGCATTTTGCTTGGATCTCAATCTGGCAGCACAAGGCGACAGTCTTGATGAAGTAGAGACCAAGCTGAGAAACATGATTAGCGAATATGTGTTTGACGCTCTCGTTGGCGAGGATCAGGAGCATGCTAAATATTTCCTTAACCGGAAGGCTCCCGCCAGCTTATGGTTAAAATATTATTTCCATTGTGGACTTTTCCGCATCGGCAGGCTGAAAAATAATGCGTACCACTTTCTCAATGAAACCCTACCCTTGGCACCTCGCACCAATTGTCACCAGTAAGTAACAGATGGGCGGAAAAAGTTCTTCCTTAACCTGTAAAGATGTAAAAAATATCCTCAAGCACGAAGGGTTTGCAAAAAGAACCCAGAAAGGCTCCCATGAACAGTGGGTGAAAGATACCGAAAAGCGCCGTTTCAAGGTTACGGTAGACTGCCCAAAGGCACCCTTCAGCCATGATCTTATCAAAAGCATGGCCTCTCAAGCTGGCATGCGCACTAGACAGTTTCTAAAAATCCATAAAAAACTGAAGAAACATAATTGACATAAAGCACGGATCGATGAAACTGGCTTAGTGCACATTTTCGATATCAACCATCATCATACCAGCGATGCGCCAGCCTCATACGCTCCATTAAAAAAAGCACGGGCAAGTACAAAAAAATAAACACGGCGCTGAAAAAAAACACCATGAGCAACATTCGCATTTCATTTGCCATGGGGTTTTCTTCGACGGAACACAGAAGAGTAAACAAAATTACTGGCAGTATATACAGTTTCTTATTGTTTCGGGTCTTCACTTTTCCCGCCGAAAACCTTGATGATTAACGGCGACAGATTCTTTATCGTTCGCTCACCGAACAAGAAGCCAAGGACCAATATATTAATCACCATCAACGCCGTTTCTTGCTGTTGAGTAAATTCGCCGACCCCAAAAAACCATTTAAAATCCATAACCAATACCGCAAAACCCCACACAGGGCGCTGCAATCCGCGCAGAAAAATAATGATCGGGCCGAGAAACGGGATAGCCTTTAAATCGCTGGCGGTACCTTCTTGCTCGGCAATTCTTTTATCCAATTGAGCTGATGCCTCACTCAGCATACGATTTGTGGCCAGCTCTTTTTCATGCAAAAAACGTTGGATATTAAACTCAGCTTCCTTTTTTTGTTGCGGCGTCATGTCTGGCGGGAAATACGACATGATGCCGTCTTTTATCTCACCAAATAGCGAGCCTCCAACAAAGTCAGAAATTTTTGAGAAAATAGACATTATAAAACCTCGCTAATCTGACAGCTCTATGTGCGGCATGTCCCACCCATAAACTCCGCCTTTAGATGATTGCCACAAACCGCCCCATGACACGCTATGACCCAGGGTGCCGGCAGCCTGGAGAAATGCGCTCGCAACCATAGCTAGATGCGCCTCATCCCAGCTCGCCTTACCATCCACAAACGCATAGAAGTCTAAAGCCCTTCCCGTCTGATGAAAGCTTTTTTTCTCAAAACCATCGAGTTTTGATTTTCCTTCGCGGTACAATTCATTTTGTCTTTTCTCGGTACGAATACCGGAGTCCGGGCCGTGACCGAAATCGACTAATGTGATTTGGATTGCTAGGTCGCTAATCTCGATTAATCGAGGATCAACACCTTTGCGTCTTTCTTTTGAGTTATTTGATAATTTAAACATCATGTTATTCCCTCTGATCTAAGCGCTTTTGTTCATTTGCCGTTTGTCACGCATTTCTCTGATCCGGTAAACGGTCCATATTAATGTTGCGATCAACACCAACGCTGACAACAGCGGGTTAATAATTTCGCTCAACCAAAACGCAGCGCTTGTACCTACGCCCGCAGAAACAGCGATAGCATCAGCGGCATGCTTAATGGTCTCATGGTCTTGTGGCACATCTATCTCCCTTTTTCAATCTCAAAAAATAAAGATAGAAAAATAATTTTTGTTATCGGTTATAACCATATCCAACAACCATAATCTCAAACGTGTTATTGGTCATTGATGAGTCCCACCGAGTTTCAAATTGTGAATTTATCAACTTCACCTTCGACACGCCCGGAGAAATCCCTATTCCTTGCCCCGTTTCATCAAGTACGACGCGAAAATAGTTAGCAACAGTTTTTGCCGCGTCGGTGCTAATGGACCCAAGGGGCCTGACTGATATTGTCCCCGAGAAATCAGCGCCGGGAGTACCGGCGGCGGCGTTACTTGAAAACATATACGTTTTTATCTCCACCCAATCCGCGTCAACAGGTACCAAATCGAGCGCCGGAAAAATTATAGTTGCGCCTGAACCGGTGCGCCCGATAGTGTGCCAAAACCCCTCAGTTGCTCCCGGTTCCTGGTTGAATGTAAGTGAATCTCCTATGAGAGAAGAACCATCGGTGTTCGTTGCAAAAACGCTAAAATTTGGAGCAATTTTTTCCCACGGTAACCATGTCCCATTTATCGCTATAAAACGCCGATGAACCTCTTTAAACTGAGCATGGTTTACATCGGTTATTTCAAATTCCTGCTTACCTCTAACATCAACATCCGACATCGTTGTTGTCAGTATTCCACCGGCAGACGTTGCTGTAACGCCTGGTATTGGCTGGACATAAACGAATTGTGAATTATATTTAACGTCATCAGCATTGGCCGGAAGCGGAAATGCTAAGTGGAAATTTTCATGTAGGCCATTAAAAAGCTTTCCACGAAATTTATTATTAAATTCATTGCGATCAATAATTCTGAAAGACGAATTAAAAAACACCGCCTCGAATAATTCACCGGATTTTATCTGACCTTCAGAGAGCAAGCTGTCATCAAAATTACGAACCGCAACAATACCAAAACCAAACGCATTGATTGTTGATGCTCCAGTATTATCAAAACCCAAAATGCCCTTTATATACATTCCATCGAACAGTGATACTGGCGGCTGATTATTTGGCGTTTCCTCTACCACATAGGCATCAGCGGCAGAGCCAGCGGACTCAACGAAATACGAAGCCCTGCCCTGTGCCTGCTCAATAAGGGCTTTGTATGACTGAGAATTTCCACCTTCATCTGGATTTCCATTCAGCACTGTTTCGTTGGAGATAAGCAGCGACTGAATTAGGGCGTCTTGATCATTTGCCCATAGCTCATCAATGTAAGTTCCATCCAGGGATGTTTCAGTTGTCCTGTTTTTAAACTTACCCTGAGGGGATGCCACGGTCGGCGATAAAAATCTACCGGTGTATTGTGTGTTACGAATAATTCCCATGATTATTAACTCCCATATTCTGCTGTTTGATCGCCAAATTCAGCAGTAGTGTCGCCGAATTCTGATACTGTTTCTGACAAATCGCTAATGACCCTGTATCCGCTAAATTGGACACCCTGGGGGCGCGGGACTACATCTGCTGACGATAATATTTGCCGCTCTATCGGTGATACAGAGCCAAAGATGTCGATAGTAAATGACATGTCCTCATCGTCATTAATGGTGATTGGTGCGCCATTAGGCAGGATAAATTCAATCCCCGTGATGATTGAATCCAGCGTCGCATCAGATGTGTTTTTTACTATTTTGGCCTTTATTAAAACCCGGTAATACTCATCACTCAACTGTTCGTTGCTAGCTACATCCAGTGATGAAAACTGTGCTTCAGGATCACCAAACTCAACGGATTCATCACCAAATTCATGCGGCGGAAATTGAATGTCTCCAATAACCTCTCGACCTATCCCGACAATGTCACCAATAATATCGAGCTGCTTTCCCTCGCTGGCATCTATGTCATACGAGGCTGCAACGCCATCTGTTGCCGATTGTAATTCGTTTCCTATTTCGCCATTGATCGAGAGCCATGATTTTAGTTTAGGGCTGTTTTGGTATTGCCCGTAGACTCTCGACAATATTTGTTCGACGTGATTTATCATTATGTGATGTTCACGGTTATGCTGCCGTCAGACCACCGTGACAGGCTGTTAAAAGCGATACCTAGAGACTGTCCCGCATTTACAGTTATCCCGGTCACGAAGCTGTGGCCATAAGAGCCGATGACCGAATTTACTGGCGTGTAAAGCTGGCCCGAATTAACGTCATCACCAATGTTGTAGCCAGATTGATTAAACGCGCTGACCACGCCGTCAATCTCTCCGGTCGAATAATTGATAATTGCATCCTTTATCAACTGGTCAGCATTGCCTGGTAGACTGCCGTCATTTGTCACTGACACGATAACAAGGGCATCAATATACGCTGGCCGATCAAACCGAATTATTTTAGTGTTGCCCGTCACCGAGCTGGTAATGCTCACATTGACAGGTGTGGCACTTTGATGCTGTATTGGTCCAGGATTTCTCTTGTCATAAACGGCCCGGGCTATCTCTGTGTCGTCTCCGCCATCAACAATGATATTGGTAGAGTGCGGTGGCAGCCCATTAACATCGATCACACCGGTATCATTTTCGTAGATGCGTACGCGAGCCACGCCCGGAAGATTCGCTATCTCTGCAAACGTTGCGTCAACCTGATTTTGTGCGGGCTTTGATACTGACGCATGCCTGCGTATGCGCGCGAGAGAGTCCGATTCTGGGTTGATACCAACAGACGCAGCAGACAGGTTGGTTACCGACTGCCACCCGCCAACCGGATCAGAGATGATCGATATGTCTCCTGGGTCAGCCGCAGTTGCCCCAGGCACCGCGCATGTTGCCGATACTGTTGCAACACCCAGTGCAATCGTCACATCCACATCAGTAGCCCATAGCGAGCCATCGACGGAGGATTTTGCCCGTTTACCGGCAGGTATCACGGTACCGTCAACACCGGCCAGAGATAGTGTGATAAGCGACCCGGTGCCCGTTGATCGAGTGAGGCCACTTAACTGCAACAAGGCATCAAGCTCCGCCCCCATAGCTCTGTTCGGGTCTTTTGAGTTGTATGCAGCCGCTAAAGCCTCGTCAAGATTTCCCCATAGCTCACTATCCGTCGCCAACTTCAGCCCGTCCGGAGTAGACGGGTCCAAATTCCAGGCCGGGTCAATCGCCAAATATCGCGCGCGCTCATCCGTAAAATACTCATTTTGAGTTTTTTGGATAAACCCGGTTTCGTCAATTTTTGCCATCAGATACTGTCCCCGACATTAACGGACACCAACTCTCCGGTATCGGTGATAACGCTGGCATTGGCGGAATACGTGCGCGTAGAAAGATCAAAGCTGGCCTCGAAGCTGATTATTTCTCTGACTCCGGCTGCCTGCTCTATTCGACGTTTAATCGCAACTTCGCGCGACTGTAAAGAAATACCTTTACCTAAAATGCGCTCTGCCCACGGCGTACCATCGGCGACATTCCGGAAATATTCCCCACGCCACAGCATCATTCTGGTGGATATTGTTTGCTCTATACCTGCCTCGGCATACAAAAAATGCACCCCGCTGGTAGAGATATCACCGTTTTCGATTTTTCGTACCGTCATGTGTTTTGTCCAGTTGCCCCAGGAGGAATGCCGGCCGGATGTGTGTGCACCGTGATGTTCTTGCCTGCTGTTGTAACGGTGCCAGATGTTGTCGTGTTGCCCGTTTGCGTCAGGTTTCCGATGTGGTTGATATCCCCGGTCACCACTAATTTGCTCACTGTGATTTCTGCCGTACCATCATTTTTTAACCATATATGATTATCTCCAGCCTTGTTTCTGAGCCTAATCCCATTGTTGTCGAACCCTGATATCTTGTTTGGCTGGCTACGGAGCCCAGGCACAAACATTGCGTCAGCCATATCAAACTGTCGTTTAATCGTCTGGGTGGCATCCCCGCCCTGGTCAACCCAGGCATCAATGCAGCGCTGTGAAAAAATTATGATTCCTTCGTCGCCGGGGTCGATCTGGTGTTCGATGTGGAATTCATTGCCACCGGAAAAATGCACCGGAACCGAAATGATTGGTGGGTGGGCAACATCGCCATCAACAGTGCTGAGCATTATTGACACCTGTACATCGGCCAACTGCGTGTTGCTATCAAAGGACAAAATGCGCCCCGGTACTGATGTCCCAACAGCAGACATGAGGCCGTTAAATGAGTCGCGGAATGCGCGCGCCATTTTCGAGCTGCGGATGCCTGGGCGATTATCCAAAACGGTGCCCTGTCAATTTCGTTTCCCAATTATCGCTGTGCGTATCACCAGTGTGGTTTATTTCCATAGCCGTATAGGTGCCCACGTCCACCGTGGTCTGGATATTTTGATAAAGCACGCTGCTGATCGAGACCTGTGGCGTCCGGCTGTCTATTTCAAACTTTTGCCCGAGCCTGATTTTTGGTGTCAGGTTTACCGATACATTGGCACCAACTTCCGTGACCTCTGGAGAGCCAATCATCCCGGAGTCCTGCCCGATAATGACCGGCGCATTGGACAGAGCTGAACCTCTTTTTAATACTCGTAAGCGCCCGTTCTCAACTGTAAAATCAAACTCATGAGCATCAGACAGGTTGCGCATGATCGGCATCGGTTCACCAATCAACGGTTTTCCGCGCGCGTACACGGGCTCGTCGGCAAAATCATCTTCCTGGATGACGACCGGGAGGCCCAGCACCTCTGCGCAAATTTTAATGATATCCACGACGGTAGTACCCTGCCCAAGAGAGGCGGATATCGATGTTGTGTCGGTGACAAACGATTCAGAAAGCGCAAAAATTCGTGTTATGCGATCCGGCCCATTTCTTTCCTTTACAACGTTTCTGATCTCTCCGCCGAATATCAAACCAATCGAGTCAACGTACCCGGCTGACAATGATATTTTGTCATACTGTTTAAATATCCTCCCTTCAGTGGCTCGACTTAACCCGTAGACAGCGATATTTGCCATTGATCTATTGCCACCCCACTCATGAGTCACATCAAACGTGGTGCGCAAAGTACGGTCCTCGCTGAGCCCTATGACGGGGCTGTTGTCACCTTCCCCCAGCGTGAGGCTGTATTGGCGAAGGAAATTACTCATCTACCCACACCAAGTGATTTGATTGACCGAGATTATCCAGCGTTGCATCGTCGCCGACAAAATATAATCGGCCCATGTCGGTCACGCTACGGTTGATGGTGCCGCCTGCTGCCAGGACGCCGCCCGACAGTTTCGCAACGCCCTCTATCGTTATGTTGACCAGCCATCGGTTGTACAGGTAATTCCAGTCAAGCCGAAAATCAACGAGGTTATTTCCCAACTGAATGGAAAAACGTTGATGTGAATTTATCGCTCCTGACTGTAACGGTATCTCGATCATCGCACCGCCCCCAGGTCAATACTGGATGCACGTCCAGAAACTTCGCCGTGGTTAACGTCTGCCGCAGCCTGTGATTGCGCAGGGTCTCCATCGGCTAACTGGCTCTGTGTTGGCTGGCTGTTTTTAATCACTGATTCAATTATTGGCAACTCCTGTAGCTCCGCTCGGAATTCAAGACCGGACTCGTTGACTGCCGTTTTTGTCCTGGTGATTTTGGTGATCACCATGTTTGGCAGGATTCTATCGCCCGCGTTGACCTCAAAAGGCTTGCGCTCACGCATGAGGGCCAACAGAAAGCCAAGCGCCTCTTGTGATCTAGTTTGTTCGCTACCGGCCAAAGAACCAGCGTATCCTAGCGCCGCCGTTGCGGCGGCACTATCTGTCAGGTTCGAGATCAGTCCACCCGCAAAATCCATCGCGCCAACTTTGATCGGGTTGTTTGATAGCGCCCCAATCAGAACCCATTTTACCGGCTCAATGATCGCGTGGTCGGATGCTATAGCACCCAGCTCAATCGGAAACTGGGTATACGTCACCTCGGCCTCCAGAGTGTCCTCCAGCACCGCATCAAACTCGACAATAGCGCCTGGCTCAACGCCCAGTGTTGGGCTCTCGTGTATTGCTAGGCTAGCCAAGCTCATCGCGCGTTGCTCCCGAGCTCTTCGGCCATAGTGACAAAACCCGCGTCTTCGATTCGGCGCACTGTGGTCTCTATGACTTTTCCATCCAAAATTGTCTGGTGCTTAACGTTAACAACAATCTCCGGCATGTCGTTGGTGGATCGTGTCGATCTGCGACGATCCTTTATTGCTATCTCCCTAGCCATATCCTCGGCATTTAGTGCCTGCGCCGAAAGATCATGACCAAGTGCGGAGCGAACGGTAGTAATGCCGCGACCAATTAGGTTGCTGGCCTCTATAGGTAGCTGATCGTGTATTTTTCCACCTGCCAAATACCCGGCAACGCCCGCTGCACCTGGAGCGGTTCGTTTTGCGATAGTTGCCAAAACTCCAGCAACAGCGCCCAAACCCTTTAGCAGCACGGGAGCCGCCAGCGCGGCAGCACCGACAGAAATAAGCTCGATGTTCTCTGCAACATCCCCAATAAACTTATCAACACCGCTGTCTATCAGTTTCTGGTTAGCCTCGGACCACCCGTTAAATCCAGCAAGCAGGCTGTTTACGTGAGGCAATAATTTCACGGACACAGTGTCTGCTACCCTGCCGATATTGGTGTTCATGTCCTGCCATTCGTCGTTAAAATCTCTGGACATATCTAGCATGCCCCGGGTCACAGGACGCCTGCGCTTCTCCGTAGCAACCAATGCAGAAACCTCCTTGCGCCCCGTGCTCAGCAGTCTAATGCTGGCATCATCCAGACCGAGAGCATCTGCCATGTTTAAGCGCTGCTGGAGTGATGCGCTATTGAATTGGTCGGCCAGCGCCAGATAAGCTTCGGTGGCGTCCGACGCATCAATGATGGCTCCGGTATTAATCCCGGCTTTCGACGCGGCATCAAGAAACCCATAATCACCTACTCGCGTGGCCGCGCGCAGCCGCTCAAGTCCCTCCATTTGAGAAATAAACGAACCCGCTTGACCGCCAGATTTTTGCAGCGCCCGATCAAACGCAGCCACATCATTAGCAATCAATCCGTATGTTTCGGAAAATTTACCAAGAGCATCGTTCGACTGGGCAAATCCTGAGGTTAGCTGGTTAATGCCAAACGCCCCGGCAACAACAGCGCCCAGCTTGAGTGCACTGCTTTTTACCCGGTCAAACGACGAGTCTACGCCCCGTGTGGATTTCTCATCGAAATCTAAACCGATCCCGACAAGCAATGATGATATCGTTTTAGCCATTACGCACCGCACTCATTGCTGATTTGTAGCCACTGACAGCCTCTTCAATGGCAATGTTTAATGTCAGTATTTCGGTTAGGTTATACGTTCCATCCTGCGTTTCCCGATAGCAGCAAAGAGGCGCAATGACATTTGGCACACCCGCGCACGGGCGCATGAAGAACCAGTCAGTTATTCCGCTGGATTTTTCCGAGCCTCTGCGCTTACATTTTGCAGATAGTCGAAAAAATCCAAAAGGTTGGACCGTATACCTCCTGCAACCAACAGTAAGTAGCTGGACATTATGCCCTGGAAATCATCAACGGATATGTTTTTATCGGCACCGTTTAACGCAGTTTTCCAGAGAACGATATCCGATACCTTATTTAATTTATCTTCAGGCATAGACAGGAGCTGGCCGACGATCATGTGATCATCAATATCAATACCTGATGCTGCCTGATGAAGGGCTATACGCCCACCCACCAGCGTTAACAGCTCGCGTTGTTTCGGTGCTGTCGCCTCGACCAAATTAAACTGGTCTTTGCCAATAATGATTTTGTGTATGTGCGACATTACAGACCACCCTTGGTTTCGTTGAATGAATTAAATTCGATGATGTATTGGTCATCGGATATCGTTTGTCCAATGCGGTTGTGGTCGCCGACGTTGACCATGACGCCCTCGGTGTAAATGCCACCCTCCAACGTGCCGATAACAACGTGCGACAGCGTGATGTTTGTGTTTGAGTTAAACAGTCCCATCAGAAATCCGCTATCCGCCGATGCCGGGTCCATGTTCAGCGTGATCGTCTTGCCTGGGTTCGACCGGTCCAGCCTCACGGCACCGCCACCCTGCCCCCTGCGCAGCACGCTCTTTGGGTCAATGGGAGATACCACTAATGCCGGATCAGTCTCACCCCAGTTGGTCATGATTCTGCCGTTCACCGTGATGACATTATTTTCAGTGCTTAAATTTTCCACTGCATAAACCCTCAGTAAACGTCTACATTGATATCAACAAGGTGTACCGCGCCCGCACGAAACACTCTCAACCTTATGGGGGCAGACTGCCGTTCCCCGCGCTCACTGTCCGACAGGTCAAGGATGTCTTCTGGCTTTGTCAGCATTTCGTAGCCCGCCGTGAACTTATCAACCCCATCATCAGGGTCGGTGTAGTTGCGAGGGCCAAGATAGCCATTTGATATGTACTGCTCGGCAACCTCTTGGGCTGCGCCAATCAGCAGCGCCTGACCCGCTGGCGTTTGCGGCAGCTTTGTAGTCTGGTTTGCAACAGCGTTGAAAAGAGACACTTTGATGTTGTTGACAAACGCATCCAGATTAACAACATCATCCACGTATTCGTTAAACGTTGAATGAGTGATCGAATTGATGACCCGGCCATTATCGATAGCGCCCTGCAAATCAACCTGCGTGTAAAAGACAGCTTTTTTCGTTGGCAGCCTCATTGCGGCGTATTCTGTCGCCGTTAACGATTCAGCAGGTACGCCGGGCAGCTTTTTGAACTCTCCAGTGATCGTGCTGCGCGCCTGGTTGTAGTTAACCGCTGCATAGAGCGCGGCAAGGCTGATTCCGGCGTAATCATCCTGGGCATTACTAAACGTGTATGTGCGACGACTACCAGCCGTTGTTAACACCGATGCAATGTCTGTTGACAATGCCGGGTTGCGGATGTCGGCGGACACTGAGCAATTGGGTACAAAGCGGGAATTTGCGTCTGCCCATACAGCAAGGGCGGAGAAATTAGCCTCATCTGCATAAACGTCTTTGGTAAAAAATGTCCAATACCACCATGTTACATCGGCGGCTTTACCCAGCGTGGTCAGGACTGTATCCAGGGCAGTCAAATCAGACCGAACATAAATCCTCAGCTCTCGCGGCTGCGGAATCATTGACAGCCATCGTGCAGACGCTTTGTAGGTTTCCGTTGTGTCGGCAAAGTCGGCCTGTACGTCAGACAGATTGCTGTAAACGCGGAACGTATCAACCGCCATGCCTGCGGGCTTTTCTGACTCCGGTGAAAAGAGCATCGCCAATCCAAAATTGGCAAAAGCCAAGCCGCCGGGAGACAGCTGGGTAACTACTCTGATGATATTATTTACGTCGTAGCTCATGTTCTACTCCGGTGGTGCTGTTATTGTTTCTGTTCCTGTCTCTATTCCGTTTTCGTTTTGTACGGATAAAGGGACGTTATAAATTGCGTTTGACTGCACGTTTTGTGTTTCCAGGCTGGCAATGGTGATTGTGACTTCTGCTCGCTGCTCATGGCTGCCAGACTGCAAAGCCGTTAAATCGTTGACCGGTCCAACTGATATCCACCCCAAGTTATTAGTCAGCAGCAGACTGTGGGCATCAACTCGTTTTGCTGCACCCAGCATTTTTATTGCGTGATCGTTTGCCGTCCCTCGGTAAAAGTTTAACGAGACCTCACGCAAAACATGCTGTCTGACCTCATGATTAACGTCATATACATCACCTATTGGAGATGATACCGGGCCAATATTCGTAAACCGCTGCCCGCCTTTTGCATATGCTCTCGCGGGTCCAGCCACTTCAATTGCGCAATATTCGCCAGACGGCGAACCTAAATCAGGGTCTCTGATGACGACGTTGCCATCACCCAGCTCGGTGACAAGCATGACGATCTTCCGGATAACCGAAAAAAGCTCATTGTTCGTCACGCAACACCACCACAATCTTGCAATAATTCCGCCATGGCCGATTATCCATTGAGACTGTTTCGTATCGCTCTGCCCCCCTTCTGTTGGCATCAAACATCCAGTCATCTGCCTCACTAATCTCTGCCAATACGCCATCGTTAACGTAAATTTTCCGATAGTCGGATATTCTGCGCCCGCCTGTTTTTAGGTTGCTTATTTCTCGCTGCGTTAATGGCTGTACGTTTACGGTATGAGGCGATTTTTTTTCAATGCCCTTAACCGGGAAACCATCAACATATCCGCCGCCAGTCCTCGATATTCTGCTGGCAGACACCGATTTAAAATCACCGTCGATATGGCCCTGCATGTTTAAACTCATAATCCCTCTGTAGGATTGTCTTTACTGACGATAAATGTAACCGAGCCTTTCATTTCGCCATCATTAACGAGCGGATTAGTTTTGCCTTTCTTGGCCCGTATTGTTGCCGGGGCGTTTGGCGGGGATTTCAGATCAACAATTGCCTGTTGCACTGATGCCACAGCTATAGCCCCTACACCATCCATAACGCTTGCTGGAGACGCATCGCCACTAACGACTTTCGCTGCCTCATCGCTGATAAAATCATTGATATCCTCCCTGGCTGCATCAACACCTTTTTTGAGTGTTGGCCTTTTGGGTATCGTATCCGTACCAAATTCATGCGCTGCGGCAACCATGACAACAGACGTTCCATCGTCATAATCCCCTGATGTTTCTGGGTATCCAACCAGTACATTGGTTGACATTTTCTTCAGGTTATCAACCTCTTTTTTCAGCGCCTGCTTCAGTTTTCTTTCGCCGAAAAACCGCGTGAAGATCACAGCGCAACAGCTCCCATTCCCGCGCGCCTGCGTAGGCGCATAAACTGCTGGCCGTACGATGTAGACGATAGCCACGCATCACCCGATTGCGTTTGCGCCACCACTGCAAACGATACAGATTCATCGCCTACCGATTTAGACGCTACCGGATGTTTTGCCCCGACATCAATCTGATTAACGCAAGCACCGTTAGGGTACTGAGAAAGCAAACTGTGCGCGGCAAAAATAAACATCCCTCTCTGCTTAAAGTTGCCGCACACATCCTCGTAGGCTCCCCATCCAGAGCCACCAGTCTCTGCGTCTGCGTCACACAAATGGCTCTCGATGACACTACTGGGCCAAACTGATTCGCTAATAAACGCATGGTGAACACCCCTAAACGATTCTATAACGTCAGGCGAGATTTCCATGGCTTATCTATTTTTCCAGTGCTTTTTCAATCTCATCTGAGAGACGGTCTTTGCCCCAGCGCTTGTCAACAGTGATGCCGAGGTCTTCGGCCTGGGCCTTTAGATCAGAGAGGTCATCATCAGGACTGGAGGCATCACCATCAACAAAAGACAAGCTGCCATCATCGATTAATGCCTTTGTGTACGGGGCAGATGCAACCGAGTCAGTAACTGGGACAGCCTGACCGGCTGGCATGAATTGATAGGTTCTCTTTTTACCTTCGACTAATTCTTCAAGTGTGATCAGTCGAGCGCATTTATTGATTAACGATTTCATTATGCTTTCCCTCTTAAACTAAATCGCGATACGCGGCAGAACCGGGATAACGGAACTCGACACCACCCACCTTGTATTCGGCAGGAACCTCAATCTGCAAACCCTGAGGCTGCGGAGCGAGGGATCGCCATGCCATGGGCATTTTCATAACGAGGTTTTCGTCATTGAGCTCATAAGCCATGATGCGAGCCGTTCCACCGGCACCTGCCGTTTTAAGCTCAAAGTTGGGCTTAATAGTCAGCGGTTGACCGGTGTAGGCGGTGTATAAATTGTTCTTTTTCAGAAACTCCAGAACGGTCGTATCAGTACCCGCCTCCATTCGGGTTTCGGAAAGCGTTGCCCACCGGTCGGAAGGTAGCGCCAACACGTTTGGCAGATGAGTTTCGGCGCTGTTTTGCCAAACTTCAATCAACGCAGCGTTAGCGTCCGCAATGATTTGTGGCCCGTTAGCCGTATCCCAGTTGAGTACTGATGCAGATAGCTGAACGTTTGGATTGTTAAACAGGCCTGTCATGCCACGATCAGCGTCACCCCGGAACGCTAGGCGCTGACAATGCTCTTGAAATCCACGCAGAGACATAGATGCCTTGGCCGTGTCTAAAGGAATGTTGAGAGCCTGAGACTTGCGCAACTCATCCAGGCTATACGAGTAACTGTTTCCAGCGTACCCAACAGGGATGCTTGATTTCTTGGCGTTAATGTCGCTCTGCGGCAAGTCGCGAGCATTCGCACCAACGAATTTGCCGACAGTAACGGCATCGTATGAGATGTACGTCACCTCATCTACCCACTCAGGATCACTCGTGTCTACCGGGACAAACTCCTGATAAACAATGTTACGGTATTTTGCCTGATAAATTTTTGCTTCGTTAACACTCAATTGCGACAGATAAAATGCCAGTCCGTCGTCAATAGTAGGGATAGCATCGTCAAATGTATAAGCCTGACCGCTATCAGTAGTTATGATCCGAATCGTCATACTCTTAACCTCCAACCACGATTGAAATTTTAGCTAAATTACCCGCCGTAGCCGTCGTGGTGAATTTTGCATTCGGCATCTGTACCGCACCGCCAGTATTGACATTGCGGATCGTGCCATCCTGACCGATAAAAACATCATCACCCGGCACAACAGCGTTTACCGCAGTTACCCAGATAGAGCCTAAAGTCATAACAGTAAAGTCACGCTTGTCTTTAGCCCCCACCACCTCGGCGTCGGCGTAGGCATGATTTAATTCGCGGACGGAAATGCCAACAATCTGATCGGCAGTAAACACAGCGCCAGCCAACATAGCGGCATCATCACCGTCGCGAACAACGCCATAACCAAACGGGATGTTTGCGCCTGATTTGTTCAGTTTCGAAATGGTGTTTGCTAGCTGCAAATCAGCAACCTGACCCTGGTACGCTTCGTTATGCTCCAGCGAATAATTGGTCTGTACAGACATTATCAATCCTCCCCTACTGTTTTTTTCCAGCCGTTGGTAATGCCGTCAGAGAACGCCTGTTTCGGTGTGGGTTTTTCGCTCTTTTTACCACCAACATCCATGTCATTGGCAAGGCCGGACAACGAATCTTTGGCTTTCTTCTTTTCTTCGTCCTCGTCTTCCGATTCTTTTTCTTTGGCCTCCATAGCCATATCAAAAGAGGCGCTGACATAGGCATCCGATTTGTTGGGCCAGTCAACAGAGTCACGCACCTTTGCCATGGCGGCGCGCTTAATGGACATGACATCAACACCATCGTGCGTAAAGTCAGCACCGGCAACGCGCTTTGAGTCATTAACGACCTTAACAACCTCGGATAGCCGTTCGGAAATAGCAGCGTCACTGGATTCTTTTTTCTTTTTTTCCAGCTCTTCTTCTGCCATGTCTTTTTCAGCCTGCGCCTTGTCGCGCTTCTTTTCCATTTCGGACATGTCGGCAGTTAAAGTGGCGATTTCTTTGTTCTTACGATCAAAGATATCCGTGATCAACGTGGCCGTTGAGGAATCTGCAACCTCTACTGTTCGGCCATCCAGTGTAATTTGAGGCATTTCACCCTCCGGTTTATTGTCAAATAATCGTGCTCTTTGTCCAGCACGGGCTTTATCAACTAATGCAACGTGATTGATTTTGATGTCGCGCTGCAGGTATTCGTATTTCTCGCCATCTTCAGTGACCCCTGGTGAGTGCTCGTACTCCGCCTCGTAACCAGCGGAAAGTTCGGCTTTCCCGGACTCAACTGCCGCAATGGCCGATTTGTCCTTGATGACCAGATTGGCCAATATAAAATCACCATCTCTGGTTGCAGGGCCAGAAACATGACCAACTGAAACGCGAGCAAATGACTCAGAATTAACCATTTCTTCCGGGTGATCGTTTACGACATCCACGTCTGTATACGTGGCCATCGAGTCTCCCGAAAACACCTCGCTGGGTGGCCGGTAAACATTAATCACGTCAGCCGGGTTGCGATCAGTAATGCCTAAATCACGAGCTAGATATTGCTGTATGCCCGCCCTGGCTACGCGCCCAGGCACGCGAAGATAGCCCTCTGGCGTGTATTCTCGGGATGTCGGTTTGTACGACGCCCTGTCATTCAGTGTTAGTCTCACACGCGCAGACACCTCTTATTATTCGTTTTTGGCCTCATCAGGTAAGATGATATGCATCAATGTAAGAATAGTCAAATATACTGATATTCTAATTTAAATAAATACGGTCTAAGCTGATTTTATGATCAGTGCATCAACCATCCGTTGCGTCATTGGCTTGGCAGTACACCGACACTGATAGTCCATTCCGGGGGAAATTTTTTGCCCTGAATCACTCACAGGCAGATCATCCCACCGGTAAACACCTGGGCCATACCCAACATCCCTCTTTGCCAAGTAGTCGTGCCGGTCTCGCACTTTCTCATCATCAGAATCGATCCACTGGAAATACTCAAACCCGGCGTTTAATTGCCTTTTTTTGGTTATGTCAGCATTTATTTTTGAGGTCTGATCCCGTGCAATAAATTTTGCCCTGGCTTTTGTTGTTTGGAATTTATCGACCAACTGCCCTGCTATGGCGCCAGACCGTACGCCGGATCGCATCTGGCTCATTACCATGGCCTCTACCTGCGCCAAATGCTGCGCTGGAATGGACCGTATCAGGCTAACGTTTGCCTTTGTTGACGCCTCAATGTAATCATTGATATCCGGTGTTTCGCCATACAGATTCACGCCGATACCCGGAGCAGACCGGGCGAATTTACGCCGACCGATGGCCATGGCCTGCTGAACAAATGCATTCGCCTGATGCTCCGCCCACAACACAAACCGGTCGCCAATCCATTTTGATGCCAGCTCGCGGAATACCCTGGCAATCGCATCACTCCATCCGTCTGCCGAGTACTGCGGCTCCATTAGTTTTATGGCGGGCAGCAATTCCCGGTTAAGGTCTTTGCGTAATTCAACTAACATTTTTTGCAGCTTGGCATTATACGACACGCCAGCCGCATACGATGGCGTAACAGCACGCGGACGCGAAGACCCCTTCAGCGCGTTATCCAACTGCTCTTGTCGCAGCTCTTTAATCGAGAGAGCCAATTCCATCACCTATGCTTAGGCCGTCGCCAAACTGATAAACCTCTCCGGACTGCAGTGTTTGCCTAATCTGCTGTTCGCCGATAATGCCATCCTCTAAATAAATTCTATCTCGCTGGGCGTTGACCAATTGAGCCTGTGATGTCTCCATGACATTGGGTGTTTTTAACGGGTTCCAGATATAATCATAATCATCGGGCATATTTCCGATGGCGGACCTGACCATCACTTCGTCGATGCACGACAATGGTTTATCTAGCGCGCTCCCTCGGTTTGCCGTGATTGAATCGTAGTAGTTCGTAAGGTCTCCCTCACCGGTAGCATTAAGTCCGGCAGGAGCCATGCCGAACAGTTTTGTTGCTGGGATACCAACACAACCAGACAGCCATATCATCAGGTTTTCGAGCACCGGAGCGACGCCAGAAAGAGAAAGTGTATTTCTAGTTAGAACCTCTCCCTCATCCAGCAGAGCCATATTGACAATGGATTTCATTGCGGAAAATAGCTCGTATCGTTTTTTTATGGCATCGTCTTGGTCGCTGGCAAGCTCCTCAGACAATCCCGTCCGGTTGATGACATCGATGTTGGCCTCCTGCATAAGCTCCGCAATTCCATCTTTGGATGACACTACGTCTTTGATGTCTTGCAGGCATTTTCGCACCTCGCTATCACCCCATCCCTGGGTCATCGCCATCAGCCTGCGCGGCAACCGGGCACCGATGAATCTAGCAAAATGAGACCAGTGTATTTCCTGCCCTCCGCCTGACACTGTATATTTTTCCGGTAGTAGGTAATTGTTTGACAGAGGGTTTGTGGTATTTGCTGTTGTTGCTCCAAGCTCCCACCGGTCAAAAACCAGTAATTTTTCAAGTCCACCTTTTTTTATTTTATTCACATTTAGCGGTTTTGATAGGTCTTGATTGGTGATCATTAACACAGCTGCACCACCGTGAAGTCGCGCCCAGGTCATGGCCTCCATGCAGCTTTGCTTGAGTCCTACGCGCGTTTCCTCGGACTCAATTTCTTCTGATGCTGATGATTTTATGTCACGCCACTCACGAACCATGTCCTCAGGCGGTACATCACAAATGCGACGCACAACCCAGTTTGTTTGATACGCGGCATCCATTTCCGACCAATTCGCCGTAAAATTTTCCAGCGTGAACCTGTTATGCGCGCGCTTGGATTTGCTGGTACCAAGCCCTGATACGACATTCTCAAGTCCGTCGGCCGCTTCGGATGTTTGTTTTTTATCTTTCATAAAATATCTGCCAATGATGGTTTGGATGAATGTAGCATGTGAGATATTGCGTCACACATCGGGTCTATTTGATCATCATAATCATGCGCATCGTCTGCGGTAAACGCCTCGCACTCCTTGATAAAATCAGCCACCCATGGGGCGTTCTCTGGCAGCATGACGTGGCCAGACTCTATGTAGCCGGAAACGTCACTAACTCTCGTAAATTTGTCAATATTCCGAGGGATAGCCTTGACCGGTATTCGAGGGATGATGGTTTTTTTCATCTTCTGAATCAGCTCCGTTCCGCTGCTTTTGTCCTCTATGCCAAAAAATCTTAATGGTGACGACCGGTCGGCTTTGTGCTTGTTCCAGAAATCCGGGAAACGTTTTTCAAGCTCATAAGCCTCGAATTTCTCCCTCAAAACATCGATCAAATACAGCTTTCCATCATCACCGAGACCGTAGCACTCAGCAACCTGATAATCATTTGCCTCTTTTTTCTTTTGTGCGGTATCACCAAAAATTGCCCGGTATTTTATCTTTGGCAACTGTCGATATCTGCCGAACCAGCTACCTTTAATTATATTGCCACCGATAATTTTCGGCCTTTGCTGGTATAGGCTCAACCAGCTATGAGTAGCCATTCTGCCCTTTCGTATGTTCAGGAACTCCAAGCTCTTATGCTCTGGGAATAACGGCTCTCCATCCTTCCGGCCGTTCTCACCGTTTTCTGCTATTGCCGGATAAACCAGATATTTAATATCTGGATTGTTAGCCATCATCCTGCCTATTGGATCATCAACATGCCAGCGAGTGAGTATCGATAAAAAACCAGCAGTCTCCGAAAACCGGGTGAAAAAATCATCATTAAGCCAGTCCCAAGCGCTATTTCTGACAATTATCGAGTTGGCTTCTTTGCGGCCTTTGATCGGATCGTCAATAATACCAATATCAAGAGATTCACCTGTTATAGACCCCCCAACCGTTGTGTTTCTAAAGCCCCCCTCATGCCCAACATACTCAATAGCCTCTGCGTTCCTTAAAAAAGAACCGTGCGTTTTATGACTACCAGGAGAGTTTATTATTAACTCAGGAAAAATCCTCTTGTATATCTGACTGTCATAAATCCTTTGCAGCCGTAGGTTTGCCCTTATGCCTAGCCTGCTTGAAAACGAGGTATATATTGTCTTCAGGTCAGGGCTCAATCCCGCCATCCATGCAATTAAATCGATAATCTGTATGCTCTTACCATGCTGTGGCGGCGCAGCAATAATAAGCTCGGGCCTTAACCCCGAAAAAAAATCCTCTGTGAACTGCTGTAAGTGAAAAGCGACCTCACGCTGCCACCAACCATCTTTCATGTTTGGGTTTACTAGCTGCCTGAACGAATAAAAATCCACCCGCGCATTTCTTATTTTCTGCTCAAGAAGTAGATTTAGTATTCTCTGGTTTGATTCCATACTTCTCGAGCTCTGCCTTTAATTCATCATCGGTTAAGTCTGCTTCTGTTTTGTCTTTTACAACCACCTCCGACTTATCGGTAAACATGGCAAGATGCTTTCCAAGGAGCTCAAGGTTTCCTTTTTTGTTTTCCGTTTTATATTTTATCTCTCTGAGCTCCACGCCATCGATGGTGGTTATTTTTTCCGTTACCTCGGTGATTGCTGCGGCAACATCCCGTGGCAGTTTGTGTGGCGGGATAAGATTTCCTTCGTCGTCATAAAAATCCTTGGAGTTGCTGAATGCCAACTTCTCGATTTCGACAGACACCCTATCTGCCGTTATTCCTAATCTCTTCAGGCGCATTTCAAGTGCATCTTTTACGAGAACGTAAACCTTAGGCTTAGACCTACTATTACCAACCCATGAGTATGATTTTGATTTTGCTACAGTTTCAGAAAATCCGGCCTGAATTGCAGCTTTGTATGGGTTAAGGTGATCAAGATAATATGCGACAAAAAGCCGGTCTTTGTACGTGACCTCCTTTTCTCTCGACGCTCTTTTTTTTACAGCCTTTTTCTTTGCCGACTTTTTCTTTTTTACCGCCATCAGAACACCCGAATATAAATGGTTGCACAATCACTGTATTGGCCATTGTTTATTTCGATGTTGTTTGTCGCCTTGATTACCTCTCCTGGCGCGCCGCCAGACAGGATAATGGTCGTTACCCCGGATGTTATCGACTCCAGCCCCCCCGTGCCCGATTCTACCGTCCACACTGACGAGGTGATCGGGTTGGTTGCTACATCGATTCCCAACCTAGAATAGAGGTCAGACCAGTCGATACTAAATGGCTCCTGAGCGCACGCAGATTTCTTTTCGTACATTCCGAACATCCTCCATCGTCCTGATGATGAGATAATAATCCCTAGTGACTGATCGCCGTTGCCTGACCGGATCATGACAACCTGCGTATCACCCGGTGATGTGCTATTTGCCGCTATCGACAATAGTGATTGCAAATCAACTTGCTGTAAATCGCCGGGAGATAATTGCGCAGATGATATTGCCGTTCCCAGTATGCCGGTGACGCTAGATACGGTTACATCACCATCCTGTTGTTGTGATGACTGTATTGAGGCCAACGGAGACACGTTAAACGCTGACGAATCACCCTCACCTACCTGTTGCGTGTCTACAGTGATGATCGTGGCAATTAACGCATTCTGCTGATCACCACTGGATGTTTGAGCAGCGGATAATGCGCTTGATAGAGTGCCTGACAGTATTGCAGCCGTAACGTCACCCGAGTCAGTCTGGCTGGCAGAAACAGAAACCTGCACACCTATCTCTGATACTGTCTGGTCACCCTGGCTGATTTGTGTTGCTGATATTGCCGCCGAGACAGTCCCGGAAAATAATGCCGAGGATGTATCTCCCTGATTTAACTGCCCGCAAACAATAGATGCCAGACAATCAATATCAACCGACATCTGCCCGCCCAACCCTACCTGGTTAGCGTCGAGCGAGATTACCGGCGAAAGGGCGACAGATGATAGGTCGCCCAAGGATACCTGTGAATGGTTGACGGAGATCAGCGGAGAGACCGAACAGATAGACGTGTCGCCTGGACTGGTCTGACTGAATAACATGGACGCCCCCAGCGGGGCTGACGAAATAAATATTCTGCGAGGCTGAATAATTGTATTAATGTTTTCGTGGAGGACGGCATGCTCTTCTGCCCGTAAATCTCGACTCCACACTCCCGCCCAACGCAGCCCCCCATCATGATCAGCGCCTGCGGTATTGCGGGTTAACCCCATCAATGCCAAGCGGTCCCAGGTCGGGTTTGTACCGTGACCGGTGGTATTTTGCCCCTGGTACTGTCCATCGACCCAGTACCGAAGATCGGTGCTATTTGTTGACGTAGCAGCCAGAGTATAATTTTGATTTACGTTATAAGCGCCAATGCTGGGCACAGATTGAATTGACTGACCAGACCTGGATCGGCAATACGTGCGGGACTCATCATCTACTGAATCCCTGAAATTGAGAATAAACAGGCCGCCGACACTGGCATTCTGCCCTAAACCCAGAGCAGTTGAGCCAGCCACTTTATTGCGCTTGAATGCGCTCCCTGCAATAGTGATCGGATACGGCAGTACGTCAATAGCCCCCCAATACGAGCTAGCGCCATCACCGTCAAGATAAGGCCCGTCTTCATCAACCGCCCATCCTGGTGATCCAACACTGTTGGTCAGGTACTCGCCTGTTACCAAATCCAACGGAGGGCCATCACCTTCGTTGAGGATGTAAAAATGCTCCAGACCCTCGGTTAGAGGGTCATCCCAGTTTAATTCAACTGGTCCATCAGGTTTATATTGCCACGGGCGGCGAACCGCAATCATAACCATTGCGGTTACGGTGAGTCAGTACGGACATTTGCCGCGATGGTGGCGGTGTCGGTTGCTGCGCTTGAGATTGCAACTATTTTATATTCTGTTGCCAAATGGGGAAATGGTCGGGGCTTGTTTTGCCGCAAAGGCATCGTGACCACATCTACCGTTATGCTGCCCAAAAAAATCATTCGCGATGTCGGAGGTGCTGTCTCAAATGCATCAGTAATGACGTTCCTGGTCTGGGCATAAAAATCGACCTGATAACCAGTCTCAGCACCTGATACGGCTGTTACCGATAAATCAGCAGCACCATCGAAGGCGGTGGCGACCTGAGTCATAACATCAGATTCTTTCCGCGCTCCAGGACCAACGTCTGAATTTACTGGCCATGTGACCAGCTGATTTGATTTAGCCATTACAACGTCCTCGCGCGCATTACATTATCAGCCGTTACCGTGCCCACACCTATCTGCTGGCCAATCGTCTGTGCGGTTGTGCCTAATGCAATGATTGCGTTTTTTTGGTCAGGGCTTATTACGGTTGCTGCCACCAATTTATCCAAACCTGCCATGGCACGCGGGTGATGGATGTTAAACGTCTTGATGTTGACGCTACCCACAATGGCAACCAGCTCACGCGCCACACCGGTAAGCACTGCATCACCGGATACGCCAGTATCAGCCTCGTCACGCAAACCCAAAAAAATACCCTCAGCGGCCAGATATCGCTCTAAATCACCCGCTTCGATACCATGCAAAACATCAGCACCAGACCCTGGTGTATTAATGGCCAGTGCAGCATCGATATGTGACGTATCCGCATAAGTCGGCTTAGCCAGCTCATCCTTCAGGAGAGCTACCTTGCTCATGGAAAGAAAACTTTTTGAGTCGGCGGAGAGCGGGGCAATAATTGTTTTTTATCGCCCCGATAATCAGTAGGTGGGGGGTGATAATAAATCGTAAATAACTTAACCGGCTTACGCCTCTTTGTCACAGGCCGAGTAGCATCCATATTCTGGCTCCGGTGATATTGACTGCTGCCGGCCACATACTCCCATAGCGCCCCGTTATCACCGGACCGATAACCTGCAGGCACCTCAGCCACAGCAAACGAACCTGTAACGCAGAGCATAACTACAAGAAGGAAACTAAATATGCGGCCATTAAACACCATCGTCATACGCCTCTGTATTTACCCAGTTACCGGACATTTGCACGGTTTGCCCGGCAACAATTGATGGATTATCGATAGTTGCCCCATCGGTTCCACCCACATCAAGCAGGCCGGATTCCAAAAAAACAGCGGCTTGGGTATTGATCTGGTAATGCCCAGTGGCACCCGTTGCATCAGCTGATAGGTCAGATGTGATCGCAGAGGATGTCAGCACACCATTAACGGCCGCGCCCCACCCTGCTGCATTACCGGTTAATTGCGCGAGCAATGTTCCCTGCCCGCCAATACCAGCATTAACGCCAGACCGGACCTGTATCTGCGCATTGGCTCCACGCTGAGTGCCCAGAGGGGTCATTGTCGCGTTTCGTACTGCATCAGTTCTGCGGATAGTCATTTTGCACCCCCGTCCACCATGCTTTCTGCGGCAGAAACATCAACACCCTCTGCCACCGCCGCTTTGATAATATTGGCTTCTTTGCGGCCTCGGCCACTCAGGGCGGTGTGCAACTTTGCCTGAGCTTCACGCACATCTTTTGCGAGCGGCTTCAGGACATCGATATCAGGTGCAGAATATTTATCTCGAACAGATTTTAACCACTCGAAACACGGTTTTATTTTTTCCTCGTCGAAACTATCTCCCTCCACGGCGGGGATGCCAGTTTTAAACACATCCAATGGAGAGGCTACGACATCGGGATTATCTGGGTCGTAATCCGGCGCTGATTTGTCGTGTATCTCAACCACCCATTCATCACCAGAATTATTGATGACAGGATATGCCGTCGAAAGACGGTAGTCCCACACCTCCAAAATATCGCGTCCAACTATTCCTGCACTCATCGGTAGCGCTCTCCCATAAACGTATAAGAAATTAATTATATTCTAATTTACGAACAATACAACATCACCCAATCCCTATGTCCTCCAGGATTTGGCCAACACTCCAGACTATCCGATAGTGCCCTCGCCATTCCGACTCTATCCGTTTTTGGCTAGGCTGCTTTGCTGACGGCCTAACAGTTCCTGTTTTTTTGCTAACCTGATCTGGCATTTTTACCTCAAACCAATACGTCACCGACCGATACCCAACCAGCAAATCATCATGACCGAGGGAAACGGTTACTCCCGGTATTTTTCGCAAAGCTTTGACTATATCCGCCTGGTTGTTATCAACTTTTGCTGCTCTTCTGTGACTCATTTTATCGCCTGATTGCATCGTTAATATCCAATATCAAGGCAGATGTGCCTCATAACGGTTGTTATGAGGCGGTACGCCTCTGTCTGCGAACCTCTTTTATGCCAATACCACGTCGCGTTGCTTCTGCTCGCACTGTTTCACCCGCTGGCTCAATGGCCTCTTTTTTTACAGGTCGCTGCATTTTTCGCAGAGAGTCGCAATTCCCACCATGACACTTTGGACATCCATCACACATAACACCATTTGCATGTCTCCAAAGTACGGCCCCTAATACAGGCACCTCCATTTGCATGCATCCAGCGTCAGCATATTCTTTTAATTCGTAGCGTTGAAAGCTCATAACAATTAGCTCCTTGATTTATTTTGAAGTTAGGCTTTTAAATGCAGCCAAAGCATCCCACGGTCAATAATATTCAGCTCACCCGTGCTGTTCATTATTTTTCTCAGCTCACCCTCTCCGCCGGATATCCCAGTGACAGCGGCAACAATGTCAAGTGAATCTTTTTCGTCAGCATTTTTCAGCGCTTGTCTAATTTGATCATCCCGCTCGCAATTCCAACCAAGCATATGTGCTTTCTCCTGTTTATTTAACCTCTAGTCAGCAATGGCAGCATTGCCTTTGTTTTTTCCAGCAATTCACGCTCAGCGCCATATGCGGCCTCGAACATTGATTTACCGGCGTTGCGCCCAGGCCCATGCCTTGTTGCATATTCTCCGCTATCTGACGCTACCTGATGGTGTCTTGCGCACAAACATATTGCGCTCAAGTGAGCGTCTTTTTTTGTTTTTCCATCAATGTGGTGAACAGTCCCTGGGGAGAACGTCTTAAATGCATCCAGACACACGATGCAACCTAATTCACAAATGGCATCCATCCACTGTTTTTCTGATTTTGTAGCGGTCCTGCCTTTCATTTAACAAACTCCATCAGACCTTTGTCACCTGGGTCCGTTAAATTAACCAGTGGCCCATAATGGCGCTGGAACTCCGTAAGGAACTCAGCCATTTGTGAGGTATTAAAACGTTCAGTGTGAACATGGTTATCGACAAACCACCGCATCCTTTCTTCATCTTTTCCGTACAGGTGAATCCACGCGGAATATAGCGAGCTAAAAAACTCATCATCACGAAGAAGGATCGGAATAGCCCACCGCCATTTGCTAACTAAGTGAACGCCATTCTTTGTATCTTCATGTTTCCCGCCAATACCGGCGCTGGCTACCTCTGTGTGCCATCTCCACTGCAAGCCCCTTTGCTTGGCAGACTTGCTGCCAGCATTAGAAATAACAACCTTAAGATTACCGTCAGCGGGAATGTCTTTTATCCGACAAGTCAAATTATTTTTAACTCGCTCGCTTACGATAAAATATGACTCTGCTTTCATTTCAACTCTCTCAATCCTGCCCGCTTAATTGCTTCAATCCGATAATCGTTGTACTGGAACGCCCAATTCATACCGAAGCGACGAATCATTTCAGCCCGGCAATCCTCTTTTGTTTTTCCCTCGATCACCACATACCTGCCTTTATGTTGCTGCCCATAACCAAACGTAAAAATTTGCGTTATTAGGCGCTTCTTAGCCATGATTACGGACTAATGTAAAGAAAGGGTCTTTTTTCTTTACTTACTACCACCGTCCCTGCCGAAACCTTTTCCTGCAATCTTCGCCGTGCTGTGGATTCGCTTCGCTCAATTACTTCAGAAAACTCTTTGACTGAAACCCAATTGGATAAAGCAACATTAGAAGCAAACAGAAATCTCTCTTTCCTAATCATCGAAAACAAACATGAGTAATAATTCTTCCTATAGATTGCAATAACCCTATCTTTCGCGTAGGCAATAGTTTTTTTATCGCCAGAGATTCCGCCTATCACTTGATTAACAATATGTTCCTCTGGACTCATGACGCCCTCCCCATATTCGCTTTATTAATCCACCAAGCCTTTATTAAAAGAGCCGCTTCGTATGGTGAATATTTATCATGATAACAAAAATTAACTATCTTTTCGTTGTATGCTGGACATTTAATCAGTGACAGTTTATTTCTTACTTTTTTCCTGTATCGGTTTTTGATAACCAGCGGGAATAATAAAACTGAAAATAAAACAATCATGGTTATAAAAAATTCCATACACCCTCCCCTTGATTTATTGTTAATCTTTATTTCGGCAATCGTACGCCCATTTTTTTCAGCTCATTTATAATGTTTTTTCTCTTTTCTGGTTCACTAACAAAAGGTTTTACTTTTTCAGTTTCAGTAGTAAGCACTGCCGTCCGATGTTTTTCGATTGTTCTTTTCAAGACACTCATATTTTCAGAAAGATTTTTTCGTTTGGCCTCACGCTCATCGCTTGATAATAATCGCTCGCGGCGGCGCTCAGGTTGGGGTCGGCAATATTCCGGAATGTAATTCAGCCCAAATTCGTTTATCTGTGTGCCAAAACAGAATTGGCGAAACTCCGGCAGCGTGGGTGGCCATGCCTCACCGGATTTAACGCAATGCTCAAGGCCTCGCGCAAACTGTTCAGGCGTGACACCAGACAACCCCTTGGCCCACGTCTGTGCAACGTCAGTCAATTCCCCATCGTCAGAAACACCCTGCCCATACGATGACACCCACTTGTGCCCATAGACCTCAGCCATCCGCTGCCACAATCTCGCCATGAAGCGCCGTTGCATCCTCCCGTCTAAATCGTTCCTCGAGTCGCTGGCTGGCTTCTGCCGCGTTATCTGCTGCCGAGAGTTTTCGGCTAGGTTTCTGATGTGCTTCATGGCTGTTTTTCTCCCAGGTTCGTACAGCGGCCTGCCAATTTTTCATTTTTGTTTTTCCGACCATCCAGCCGTTTGACTCGTAGTGGTCGATAAATCGCTCAGGGTCAACGTGACTTGATCGCTCTTGGCAGTACGCGGAAACTTCTTCGAGCGTTGGCTTTTTGAATATTTTTCTTTTAGATACCGTAGGTATCTTTTCTTTATCCTGTTCCTGCTCCTGCTCCTGATAAGGCATACTCTTAGCGAAGACTTCCGGTAAGGCTTTATTGAAGCTTTCCGGTAAGCCTTCCGTAAAGCCTTTAACCTCCTGAATTAACTCTTGTTTCATATTGCATTCAGGAAGAAGGTCTAGCGACGACAACCACGCCTTAACTACATTTGGTGACTCCGGCTTGTTGTACTTAAGAAAGTTGGGCATCCATAAAAAACACGACTCCGAGTCATGTTTTGACATGCCCTTATTTGATATCTCTAGAAAGGCTTCCCGAAAGGCTTTCTCAGTCCACCCAAGCTCAGCAGCAAGACCCGGTATAGTGGATCGCATTGCACCCAATGCCGTCATGTATGGGTGGGTCAGCAAGAAAAAGAAAACCAACTTCCCTTGGTCGCTAAGGTCTCGGAATTTCTGATCATTCCAAATGCGTGAATCAATTTTTCGATACTTAGCCACCCCTACCCCTCCCCACCGTTATTTAACCGGCTATCCAGATACCGGTTTGCCAATAAGTTCAGCGCCCGAATCTCGTCTTTAGGGATCACCGCAACATCAGCATCATCAACAAGTTTTATGCCCAGAAAATCCAGAGCGTTTGCAAAATCATCCAAACTGATATTCCGGTCACCATTAATGCGCCGGGATACCTCCTGGGGAGAGCAATCCCAGACCTTGCCTAGTTTGGAAGCGCCCAGCCTAAGCAGAGCAGTCGTCAGATGTTGTTTCGTTTGGCTCATTTCCACCTCATCACCAGACCTCACCAAATATAACCATCCATAACCAAAATCTCCGTTTTGTCACCAGACTGTACCAACCTGATTTAAGACAATAAAAAAGGCAGCCGCTTACCGCTAAGGCTGCCTATAAAAATCTAAAAAAGGATAAATACATCATGTCAATACACAGAACCCATTTACAGTTATGTGGACTGATCGCCACTCCCGGCGCTCTTATCTTTTAAAAAATCATAAATTCGCTGAATTTTATTAACGCTTGGGTCTTTAATAACCCCGCTCCTCAGCATGTAATACCAGCGTGTTGTGACATTTGTTTCACGACACAATGTTGTTACTGGAACATCCGTGTCATCCATAAGTTTGATAGCAGTTTCTAAAAGTGTCTTATTCATAAGGATGATTATGAAGATATCTTCGCATAAATGTCAAGAAGAATTCTTCAATTTGCGAAGCATTAGACGCACTTAATTTTGTAAAATACTGAAATGAAAAATAAAACTACACCTGAAATTCTTATAGAAAACTTGGAATCCCTAATAAAAAAAACAGGATGGAGTAATAGAGAAATAGCCAGACGATCTGGCGGCAGCTTCTCGGACCGCGCTATTGGCAAAATATTAAACCGCGAAAATAGCGCCTCTGTTGAAATGGCGGATAATATCGCCAAAGTTTTCGGGCTTACGGGCTGGCAGCTTATTATGCCCTGCTCTAGAAACACAAAAGACCTGCTTACTGTCTTCGTCTCTCTATCAGACTACAACCAGCAAGAAGTCATTGCGTACGCCAAGGGCAGGAAAACCATCGGTGATCCGCCAAATGATTCCGTCGCGCAACAGGCGCAAGCGATCAACGACGCCCTGGATATTCTGGATGAGGAAGGTATGCTCACCCTGACGCATGACGAAAGGGTGAGTTTTATTGAGGAATTAATCCTGGCCAAGATAGGTTCTGAGCAGAATGTAAAGCGTTCCATAATTAATCATATAAAGACTAAAATCGTTAACTAGACCCGCCCTCCCGCATCCTGCGGGCCACAGATGCGACTCAGGGCTTCGCTTTCAAGCAATGCTGTTTCCTCAATTTCGGCAAGTAGCATTTTGTTTTCTTTGGCAATAGAAACATTGTGATAGAGTGATACCGCAATAACGCTTCCGCCCAAAAACGCCATAAAATAGCGAACCCTTTGTTTTTTGCTTGCCCTTTTTGTGCCTTTTTTAACGATATCGTGAATAGTTGACCTGATCTCTACGACATTATTATTCTTTTCATCCTTCCCCGAAAACACCATCTGATTACCCCTCCCTTACCACTTAATGAAGACAAGAAAGCCTCTCCTTGTTCCATTAGAGAATTATCATCCGGTGCGCACTCACTCTTCCCTGACTCTAGCTCAACGCTAGCATTGCACGAATAAGCTGATTTTTATGTAGGATAAATCTGATAAATGTAATTAATTATCACGAATAATCACCAAGAGAGAAAAGCACGCCCCGCCATGAAAAAATACCGAAAATTGCTAAATAATTGATTTTCATCTTGAAGCTGAAAAACCTTGAACTACACTCAGGAAATTGTTTGTAGGATATTTCTGAAAATCGTGTAGGAAAAATCTGATGCCACCATGTGCTTTGATTGTCGAGGATGACCCGGTTTATCAAAATTATCATCAAGCAGCAATAGCTATGCTGGGCGGAAAATCGAATACGGTTGATAGCGCTGAGGAAGCGATGAAGCGGCTGGATCAGTATGGAGACAGCTACAAAATAGCGATCATTGACAACATACTCACAGGGCCAATGGTCGGTATTGCGTTCGCCGAGCATCTTCACGAAAATTTCCCGAATATAAAAATTCTCATGGCCTCTCATTATAGACCGCCCAGCGCCAGCGGCCACCACTATCCCCATGCCGATCCATACACAGCGAGAGTCAACGCCATTGGTGCACTAATGCTGTGTAAACCGTTTGAACCGACCCACCTCAACCGGCTGCTGGGGGAAATGCTCAGGTCATAATAAAGACTTAAGTGTCATGCTCAAGCATGGTACTAACTCGCCTTGCTGGAATAGAAATTCCAAAACAACGAATTTCGTTGTTTTGAGAGAAATCAATAAGATAGATGGATTTTTCCCGCATGAAATATGCGGCTGTTTCCTCAATTTATCGCCCCTTAAGTAACCCCAAAACTTGACTAATGGGACAAAACGGTCTTGATCAGCCTTTCATGTGCGACTACGCGGCCATATGATTACTGATTAGTGGCCGTGTCCATACTCGCCATACTCGCCATACTCGCCATACTGATATACTAGTATACTGATATACCAGTATACTAAACCATTGGATATTAAGCGGAAACCATCATGCACGACCAAAATGAATTAGATTTCGCCGAAATAGACATATTTCATTTCGATGATAAAAATATAAATTTCAATGACATAGCCCAAGAAAATGGATTCACATATTGGTATGCAAGCGATTACATGAAGATGCTTGGCTATGAGTCGTACCAGTCATTCAAGAAAGCGATAAACCGGGCAATGACAACCTGCATGACGCTCGAAATTGATATCTATGAGAATTTCCAACAGGTTCGCCATGAAATCGATGGCCGAGAACAAACTGATTTTAAATTATCAAGATTTGCTTGCTATCTGGTCGCAATGAATGCGGACAACAAAAAACTAAAGGTAGCGCAAGCGCAAGCATTCTTTGCCGCTACAGCCGAAACAATACGGCGGTATGTCGATGATTCCGCTGAAGTTGAGCGTGTGCTGATTCGTGATGAGATATCACAGCATGAGAAAACACTCAGTAATGCAGCCAGCGAAGCCGGTGTATCTAAAGATGGCTATGCTCTTTTTCAGAATGCCGGATATAGAGGCATGTACAACATGAACCTGAATCAGTTAAAAAAATACAAAGGTCTGGAAAAGAAAGGAAGAACACTTTTAGACTTCATGGGCAAAGATGAGTTAGCGGCCAATCTTTATAATTGTATGCGGCCATCTGTTTTTTATATGTGTACTTCTGCATCCTAGAGTCATTCGGATACTCTCGTTTTGAAAACTCTCGAATTTCACTTTCTATCGTTGTTTCTTCAGTTAAATTGCTCTTCTTTCTTACTTCTTGAATTGAGCTGCATATGCCAGACACGATCTCCTTTTGAGTTCTTGTTTCCCCCTCGTCTAACAAGCTTCCAGAAATGTTCTCCACTTTAAATATTAAGTTATTTTTTGCATCTAAAGCAGAAAATATTATTTTATAGGTAAAGGGTTTTACATGCCCAATAATTTCATATTCAGCAGCAAAGGCAGGCCTCCCGTCATATTTTCTTTGAACATCATGAAAGCTCGTTTTAAATTTCAATATTTCTTTCGCATCATCAGGAATCATTGATTCAAGAAGGCCCGCAACGGCACCGATAAAAATTAATGGAGTTGCATCTTCGCATGACTCCACAGGAGCTGTATTTATTCTATCTTCATAAATAGTAGTAATGCTAATCACTCTGTTTCCATTATAAGGTAGCTCTGCATTTGCAGTGGCGCTCAAAGCAAGAACAGCAAATACAATCATCAAATATCGCATTGAATCGAACTCCATGTAAGCCGTAATATAATTATGGCGGGTAAATTTTGTGCGCGGTTTTTGGCAGCAGTTGCAGGCTATCAGAGATTAATTTACGCGCATCCTTTCTTAGTGTCGCCCTCAAATAACGGTACCACCTCGTTGTTTTTTCGGCAATATTTCTGCCCCTTCCCTACCAAGCGGGATAACTGCCCCAAAAAAACGCCAACCTCCTAACCTTTTCTTGAATTTTGCAGAAAAATTTAGCTATTGCGCGAAGTTTTCTTCTTGACATGCTGCGAAGTCTTCTTCATGATTGATCCGTCAGCTCACAAACGGAACGGAATATGACAGTCATCACCTACTACCTGCTGGGCCTGCTCATCATCGCTCTGATACCAGTGATCGCATTAGTCGCATTGACCTTTGCATCTCACATAGGCGCTCCGTCAATTCCTAGGGTGCAGAGATTGCGCCACGAATGGACTCCCGCCGAGCGTGAGGCGCGCAGCAAGGAAGATCATTCACATGGATAACCTATTCATGCTCTGCGTTTACACTCTCGGCATCCTGATGCCTTGCATGGCTGGGGCGTTCATTTGCGAAACATGGGGAGACGGTTAATGGGTAACACGGGATACACCAGCCAAGACGATCTGGAAATTATGCTCACCGACATCATCAATCGGGAATCAAAGCTATCGGACTGGGAAACTAATTTTATCGATTCCATCAGCCTGAAAATTGAGGCTAAAGCAGGAATCAGCGAAAAACAAGACGAAACGTTTACCCGCATCTGGCATCGGGTGACCGACTGATATGAACTGGGAATCTTTTTTCCCCGGCTTGCTGGTCGGTGTGATTTTTGCCAAGGCATCGTGCGCATGTTGGCTCTGTCTGGGGTGATCGTTATGGATTGCGAAGAACATCAAACCAAAAATAATAGGGTAACTAAAAAATGGCCATGAAACTGAAAAAAGCAACCGAAGAAACCATTGAAAAATTCTATATTTATGTGGATGACCAAAAAATTGGTTTTGTAAAAGAATCAACAAGCGGGAACCCGTGGCATGCCTGTATAGAGCCACCGAACGCATCGATCATGATGAACCTAGCCCAAGGTCACGGCGACTCCGCCCACGAGGCTATCGATGCCGCGTTTTCAACATCAATAGCGGACGCGGAGGAATTTATTTCCGAGTTAAGCAAATTGCAAGCCCGAATGATCAAGGTGGAAGAAAATGAGCAGCCTGAATAAACAGCCGGAAGACAATAAAAACGTGCAGGCCGCAAAGATGTTTGCAGCAGGCGAGCTGAATGCCGGCGCACTGGAGCAGAGGCGACTATTCATCGCGATAACTGATGACCGGTCAGACTGGATTGCGAAGTGCGCAGAATTGCGTGACACGATGATTGATGCTGCTTCTCAGTTCACACCTGGAAACGAAGTTGAAAAACAGTTGATTTCATTGATGGCCGGACAGGTGCGCGAAGTTAGCGCGATGCTGAATCCACCAAAATAACATCGAACATCGCTAAACCTAATTTTAAAAATTATTTGAGGTATGGAAATGAGACAGGAAGTGTCAACACCTAGCGTTAAAGAAATGTCTGGCTTTTTAGATAAATTAAAGCCACAGATAGAGCTTGCAGTCCCAAAGCACATGAGCGCCGACAGAATGGCTAGGTTGGCACTAACGGCGTTTAGCACAAACCAGAAACTACAAGAGTGCTCAACAAAAAGCATTGCCGCATCAATCATGACTGCTGGTCAGCTTGGTCTTGAACCCGGCGTCAATGGTGCTGGGTATCTTGTCCCATACAAAGGGACATGCACGTTCGTGCCTGGGTGGCGCGGGCTTGTTGATTTGGTATCCCGTAGCGGTCGAGGAACGGTCTATACGGGGGTGATATATAAAGACCAGGACTACACCTACAAAGATGGTGCCACTCGTGATTTAGTGGTGCACAACGAATCTGACATGCTCAGTCCGATTGATATTACTCATGCGTTCGCGATAGGCAGAGTAAAGGGGTCAGAAATCCCAATTATCGAGCTCTGGAGCGTTAAGAAAATAACCGTCCATCGAGATAAATACAACAAAGTCGGAAAGTCACATTATTCATTTGATAACTGGGAAATGTACTGCCGAAAAATCCCGCTAATGCAGGTGCTCAAGTACATGCCCGCATCAATTGAGTTAGGAAATGCTCTCGACGTGTCAAATGCAGCAGAGTCAGGGCATGGCGTCGTAATCGAAGACGGGGTTGTGATTGACATAGATGACGATCCGAAGGGCCAGGAGGATTTCCAAAAATCAAAGCCAGCGACAGAAGCCAAAAAAGATTTTTTCCCGAATGATGAGTTTGAAAAAAACCTGCCTAAATGGAGAGAGCTGATCGCTAATAACAAAAAAACAGCCGATCAGATTATTGCTATGGCTAACTCAAAAGCACCGCTCACCGAAAACCAAAAGGCAGAGATCAAAGCGCCGATTGAAAATATCGAAGAAGATGTCAGTTTTGATCAGGTTCGGAAAAAGTTGGAAATGGCAAAAGATGTTGATGGTCTTGATTTGGCTGCCGACCTTATTGCTGAAGTTTCAGATAGTGATCAGCGTAAAGTATTGATGGAAACATACAAAAACATCAAAGAAAAAATGGCGGGTAAATAAAATGAGTTATCAAATACATGATTTAGTACAAGGCTCGCCAGAATGGTTAGCCTATCGGGCCGGATGCAACAACTCCTCGGACCTGGCTTCAGCCAAGAATGAAAGCCCCTATAAATCACGCTCAGAATTTATCAGGGAGGTGGCGACCGGGGTCACAGAGGAAATAGATACTGCCAAACAAAAACGTTTTGACGACGGTCATCGATTTGAGGCATTGGCACGGCCATTGGCTGAAGAAATTATTGGTTCTGACCTATACCCGATAACCGTGTCAGTGAATATTGATGAGCTAAAGAGACCGCTATCATCATCACTTGATGGGGCTACAGCAGACGACACTATTAATTTTGAGCATAAAACTCTGAACGCCAAAGTCTCAGGGTATCTTGATAATGGAATTATCCCCGAGCAATACCATCCACAAATGGAACAAGGGATGTTGATTAATGGTGCTGAAAAAACATTGTTTATGGCATCAAAATGGGATGAAAACGACAACCTCATAGAAGAAAAGCACTGCTGGTATGAATCAAACAAAGAATTGCGTGATCAAATCATTCCTGTATGGGCTCAGCTTGAAGAAGACGCTCAGAACTATCAGCACGTAGAACCAGTTGTTGAAGTTGTTGGAAGAACACCTGAGTCACTGCCAGCGTTACGCATTGAGGTGACTGGCATGGTTACAGAATCCAACATGGTCGAGTTTAGAGAGCAATCGCTTGCAGTCATCAATAGCATTAACACCGACCTGCAAACAGACCAGGATTTTGAAGACGCCAAAAAAACGGTTAAATGGCTGAGTGGAGTTGAGGAAAAATTGGAGGCCGCAAAAAACCATGCGCTTAGCCAAACAGCCAGTATTGATGATCTGTTTCGGACTATTGATGACATCAAAGAAGAATCTAGATCGACACGTTTAGGCCTAAATCGCACAGTCACCGTTAGGGAAAAGGCTCGCAAAGAAGAAATTATTTTAAACGGAAAAAATGCCTTTGAGGAGCATATCAAAGGACTGAATAATCGTCTGGGAAATAATTACATGCCCGTGATGGCCGCTGATTTTATCGGTGTATGCAAAGGCCTGAAAACAATGTCCAGCCGGGAAAATGCGGTGTCTTCAGAGCTGGCAAGGGCAAAAATAGAAGCCAATTCTATAGCCGACAAGATTCAGCTAAACCTAAAAACCCTTCGCGACTTGGCTGCTGACTACAAGTTTTTATTTTCTGATGTGCTGCAAATAATCACCAAGGAAAATGACGACCTGACGGCATTGGTTAAGTTACGCATTGCCGAGCACAAAGAAGCCGAAGAGGCGCGATTGCAGGCTGATCGTGATCGTATCCGCCAGGAAGAAGAGCAGCGCGCCAAGGCCGAGCAAGAGCGCATCACCGATGAGGCAGAAGAAGCAGCTAAGCGAGCCAGAAACGAAGAAGCTGCTAATGCTGAACGCAAGCGAATTCATGAGGAGTCTGTCGAAGATCGGCCCAGCAGAAAGGAGCAGCAGGCAGTTGTAGTGCCAGAAGTTACTACTTTTTATGCTGACCCATTGGATCGTCCAGAGATAGACAAAGACGCCACAGAAAGAAACATCATGGTTAGCCTGATCAACAATGGCGTTGGCCAACAGTCAGCCAAAAAAATAGCCAAGCTTTTGATTCTCGGGAAAATCAGCAACGTCAATGTCTCTTTTTCTCGATATAAAAAATAGGAAATATCATTGTGGAAATAATAATAGCCATACCGTTTATATTTTCAACGATCATTAACGGCGCTAGCTTCACTGTTGGTGCAGGCTACGCAGAAAATGAAAATGTATTCATTAGCCCTGTCGGAATCATGCGAATAGAAACCTCGCTGTATGAGGAAAAAAACTGGAAGCTGTCACTAAAAATGTCGCATTTAAGCAGCATACCAGAGCCGTTAGACAACATAGACGGGACTGATATAAACATGGCGTCGGTAGAGTTCACCGTTAATTTCGGTGGAAAATAGTAGTTAACTATAAACAGAGGATCATTATAATGATTTTAGCATTCGACACAGAAACGACCGGGATTCCAGATTGGAAAATACCATCAGGCGATAAAGCGCAGCCACACATAGTTCAGCTAGCTGCTGCGCTTTTTGATGAAGATACGCACCAAGTGGTGCAAAGCATGAATGTCATTGTTCGGCCAGACGGCTGGGATATTCCGCAAGAAACTATCGATATCCACGGAATCACATTAGAGCAAGCAATGGATGTGGGAATACCTGAACCGATGGCGATTGATATGTTTTTGGAATTGTGGGGTGGTCGCACTCGCATTGCGCACAACACTACGTTTGATAATCGCATCATTCGTATTGCGACAAAACGTTATTCTGACGATAAAACAATTGACCGATGGAAAGAAGGCTCACAAGGCTCTGAGTGGATATGTACCATGTTAGCTGCGCGCAAGATCATGGGCGGCAAACAACCAAGCCTACAAGAAGCTCACAAGTATTTCACAGGGGTCGATATTCAGAATGCTCATTCCGCATGGGTGGATACCATGGCATGCGCTAATGTTTACTGGGCCATCCAAGACCACTATGAAAAGCATCCAGCCTAAAAATTAACAAATCAATCAAAGGGTAATAAGCATGGCGCGCGGCATAAACAAAGTCATCCTGATCGGTAATTTGGGGCAAGACCCCGAGGTTAAATACATGCCCAATGGCGGAGCTGTAGCAAACATCACTGTGGCCACCAGTGAAAGCTGGAAAGACAAGAATACTGGCGAACAAAAGGAAAATACCGAATGGCATCGGATAGTGTTTTTTCGTCGCTTGGCTGAGATTGCTGGAGAGTATTTAAAAAAAGGCTCCAAGGTTTACATCGAAGGCAAACTGCAAACCCGTAAGTGGCAAGATCAAAGCGGTAACGACCGCTACACCACCGAGATTATTGCCAATGAAATGCAAATGTTGGACAGCCGGGGTGGTGGCAGCGCCAATCAGTCACCCGGCCAGCCATTAAGCGCTGCCCCGCAACGGCAACCATCCGCAGCGCCTGGATTGGGTGATTTTGATGATGACATTCCGTTCTAGGAGGTAAATATGTGGGACATGATTTATTCTTTTGGTATTGGTATTTCGTTCGCCGTTGGCGTGGGCCTCGGCGCTTATCTTTGCAGGGTATCAACAAAAAAATGCCTCAAGGAAGACATGGATTACTGGAAAAAGCACCAAGAGAAAGTTGAAAATCGCCTCTTAGAGTACGTCGCTAACACTAAATTGATAGCGAATGCTTTGGATAGGATATCTAAAAAATAAATGAACCATTACTTAATGACCGAACCTTGCGCGATCTCTTTTTCTGGCGGCAGAACCAGCGGCTTTATGCTGGCCAAAATCTTGGACGCGCACAACGGTACGTTACCCGATCATTGCAAGGTCACTTTTGCAAACACCGGTAAAGAAATGCCGGAAACATTAGACTTTGTAAAAGAGTGTGGCGACCGCTGGAATGTTGACATCGTCTGGTTAGAGTGTGAGGCAAAGGAAATGCCAGAAGGCAGTAAAAGAAAGTATGAATATTTAACCCATGTAGTGAACTATGAAACGGCAGACCGAAAAGGTAAACCATTTGCAGGGCTGATAAAGGCACGAAAATATCTACCCAATCCTGTAGCCCGGTTTTGCACACAGGAACTAAAAATTTTGCGCATCAGAGACTACATGAACCAGTTTTTTGATGAGTGGGTCAACGTTGTTGGGTTAAGAACTGACGAACAACGCCGGGTTGTAAAAATGTCTCATCGTGATGATGTGATCCTACCTGTTGCCAATGCCGGTCACTCGGTAAAAGATGTTTGCGATTTTTGGGACAAATCCGATTTTGATTTAGCACTAACGAACGATAAAGGCAAAACTAAATGGGGGAATTGCGATCTGTGCTTTTTGAAAGGGCTTAGCACCAAATCTAGCATAGTCAGAGATCGTCCTGACCTGGTTAAGTGGTGGGCGGATCAGGAAATAAACAACGGCTCACGCTTCAGGAACGACCAGCCAAATTACACAGCGATTAAGTTGATGACGCAACAACAAGCAACTATTTTTGATGACGACGACTCAGTGCCGTGTTTTTGTACGGACTGATAATTATATTTACACACGCAACCGGAGAAAGAAAATGAACGTAATTTTACAACCGCTGGCTAACCGTATCCCCGGAGCAGACAGAGTAAAAGCCACAACCGTCACCGTGCCGGACAACAGCACGGATGAAGATGTTTTTGCACACCTGTACCCCCGCGCTGCCGAGCTTGGGCATACAGCCAACAGTAAAAATGTTTATTGCGATTGGCAGGCGCACTAGATGATGAGCCCGAAGCCTGATTCAGGCCGAGGGCCATGCTGTTGCGATCACGGCGACAGCATGGCTGGGCCGGACGATGCAGAGAGGATTTCATTGCTAAAAAAATGTTACCGGAAGCACGTTATTGACGATGAGGATATTGGAGTGGATGAGTTATCTGGCCATCTAGGAAACGCCCTTATAGGAGCCGCGCTTGCTCAGATAATGGGGGATGA